AAGCACAGAGGTGCAAGCCATCTGTAACGCAGTACACACACAAGCGGTTAAGGATGCTTATGCCGCACACTTAGCAGCACAGGAGACACCATAATGGCAACAACATTCACATGGTCTATTTTAAACCTAGAATACAACAACGATGCTGACCAAGGCGTAACAACTGCGCACTGGTATTGCTTGGGTACAGACGCAGATGGAAACTCTGCACGTTCCTATGGCACAACATCACATTCACCTGACCCATCTGCGGATGGCTGGGTGGCATATGCTGATCTGACAGAGGCCACAGTCTTAGGCTGGGTGCATGGTCAGGTTAACAAAGAAGATACCGAGGCTGCAATCCAAGCAAAGCTGGATGCATTAGCAAACCCAACCTCACTTAGCGGTATGCCTTGGGCCGCTGAGTAATACTTAGAAAGGAAATCAAATGGTTGAAGAAAAAAAGACCATCACGATTGACGATGTAGAATACACAGAAGATCAACTTACAAACGAAGCTAAAGCCTGTATCAATCATATCGGTTCTCTAGACCAAAAGATTGCATCGACAGAGTTTAATCTTACACAACTGCAAGTAGGTCGTGAAGCATTTGTAGTTCGTTTAAAACATGAACTAAACAAAGAACCAGAAGAAGACTTAGAGAGTGCTGCTTAAAGTTCTTCTTTAAAGTAAAAGGTAAAAATGGCAACCCTAGAACAAATCCGTACAGCAGCTGAGAGTGACTTAGTCACCTTTATTAAGCTGGTGTCTCCAGAACAAGTTCTAGGGCAATGCCATGAGGATGTATGTAACTGGTGGACAAGGGAAGACTCTAAGTCTCACCAGTTGCTACTCTTCCCTCGTGATCACGGCAAGTCAAGATTAATAGCCTATCGTGTAGCTTGGGAGTTGACAAAGAACCCAACTCTTCGTATACTATACATATCAGCTACAGCTAATCTAGCTGAAAAACAACTAGGGTTTATCAAAGGAATCCTTACCTCTGATACTTACCGTAGGTACTGGCCTGAACACGTACATGCTGATGAAGGTAAACGCACAAGGTGGACTAACTCAGAGATCATGTTAGATCATCCACTACGGAGGAAAGAAAATGTTAGAGACCCTTCGGTCTTCACTGGTGGCCTTACTACGTCACTTACAGGACTTCACTGTGATATTGCTGTCTTGGATGATGTCGTTGTGTACGAAAATGCTTACACAGGCGAAGGACGCAATAAAGTTAAAAGTCAATACTCTCTTCTCTCGTCTATCGAAGGTGCTGAAGCTAAAGAGTGGGTCGTAGGTACTCGTTACCACCCTGCCGATCTCTACAACGATCTTCTTCAAATGGTCGAGGATCAGTACGACGAGAGAGGGCAGAAGGTTGGCGAAGAGAATATCTACGAAATATTTGAGAAGCCAGTAGAAGATTTAGGTGATGGAACAGGCGAGTTCCTCTGGCCTCGTACCCAACGTAAGGACGGTAAGTGGTTCGGCTTCGATATGAAAATCTTAGCCAAGAAACGTGGTCAGTACCTAGACAAAGGACAGTTCAGAGCACAGTACTACAACGATCCATCCGATCCTGACAATGTACCTGTAGGTTCTGAAAAGTTTCAGTACTATGAAAGAAAACACATTCGTGAAGAAAACGGATACCTTTACTACAAAGATAATAGACTCAACGTCTTCGCTGCGGTGGATTTTGCTTTTAGTCTGGGTAAACGTGCTGATTACACAGCTATTGTCGTGGTAGGTATAGATGCAGACAACAACATCTACGTCTTGGACATCGATAGATTCAGGACTGACAGAATCTCTGAGTACTTCGAACACATCCTTCACCTATCAAACAAGTGGTCATTCAGAAAACTCAGAGCTGAAACAACTGTCGCACAGATGGCTATCGTCAAACAGCTTAAAGAACTTATCAAGCAACATGGACTTACCATAAGCATCGACGAGTTCAGACCTAACAAAAGTCAAGGTAATAAACAGGAACGTATATCTTCTGTCTTAGAACCTAGATATGATAACCTGAGTATCTGGCACTACCGTGGGGGTAATACTCAAATACTCGAAGAAGAACTATCGTCACGTAACCCTCCGCATGACGATGTGATTGATGCCCTAGCCTCAGTTGTAGACATGGCTGTCAAACCTGCACGTGCAGTACGTAAACAAAAAGATAATGTAGTGCAGTTTAACAAAAGATTTGGTGGAGTTTCCTTTTAATGGCTGGAACAACTATTGACATAGATCATTTCATTGATCCTCATGCTCTCGCAACTGACATCACAGATCGTTGGACTTCGTGGAATAATGCTCGTCGTACCAAGATAGAAGAGTGGAAAGAACTGCGTAACTATATCTACGCAACGGATACTCGTACAACATCTAATAGTAAACTACCGTGGACTAACAGCACAACCACACCTAAGCTAACACAGATAGCTGATAACCTACACGCTAACTATTTCTCAGCTTTGTTCCCCCAGCAAAGATGGTTCAAGTTCCAAGCACACGATGAAGACTCAGATTTAAAAAATAAACGTGATGTCATTCAGGCTTACATGGAGAATAAAATCCGTCAGTCTGACTTTGAAAACACAGTGAGTAAATTAATCAATGACTACATCCAGTACGGTAACTGTTTCGCAACAGTTGACTTCTCCAGAGATTACACTGAGTACGACGATGGAGAACGTATTGTCAACTACATTGGACCTAAACTTGTCCGTATCAGCCCCTTTGACATCTGTTTCAACCCACTTGCCCCAAGTTTCGGAGATAGCCCTAAAGTTGTTCGTTCTATTCTAACCCTAGGGGAAGTTGCTCGTAAGGTAGAAGAGACAGTTGACAACAACTATATGAAGAGTATCCTTGACAAAATGATGGCTAACCGTTCAGCCATGTCAGGTCAAGACATAGATGTTGCCAAGTCTCAGGCATTCATAGCTGATGGCTTTGCAACTCTGTCAGAATACTACGAGTCTAACTACGTAGAACTTCTAACCTTCTACGGTGACATCTACGACTCAGAGAACGGTGAGTTCCATAAGAACCGTATCATAACAGTCGTTGATCGTTCTTATGTCTTGATGAACGAACAGAATCCTAGTTGGTTAGGTAAGGCTTCTATCTTCCATGCTGGTTGGAGAGAACGTCCTGACAACCTATACGCAATGGGGCCACTAGATAATCTTGTCGGTATGCAGTACCGCATTGACCACCTAGAGAACCTAAAGGCTGATGTCTTCGATCAGATTGCCTACCCGATTATTAAGATCAGAGGTGACGTAGAGGACTTCGACTTCGAACCTGCCGCACGTATCTACATGGGTGAAGAGGGTGACGTAGGGTACCTAGCCCCTGATGCTACAGCCTTGAATGCTGACTTCCAGATTCAAACCCTAGAGAACAAAATGGAAATGCTTGCAGGTGCTCCTCGTGAGGCTATGGGTATCCGTAGTGCAGGTGAGAAGACAGCATTTGAAGTACAACAGTTGATGACAGCAGCTGGTCGTATCTTCCAACACAAAACAGCACACTTTGAACGTGTGTTCCTAGAGCCAATCCTTAACGCTATGCTCGAAGCATCTCGTCGTAACATGGACTATGCTGATACTGTTCGTGTCCTGAATGATGATACAGGATTGTATTTCTTCGAACAGATTACCAAAGAAGATATTATGGCTAACGGTAAGATCGTTCCTATGGGTGCTCGTCACTACGCAGAACGTGCTAACCGTGTTCAGAACTTGACACAGCTATATCAGTTGAAGTTGTCAGACCCGACTATGGCGGCTCACTTGTCAGGTAAAGAGTTTGCTCGTCTTCTAGCTGATGAACTAGGTGAGCCTAAGCTGTTCGCTGAGAATATCACAATAACAGAACAACTAGAAACACAACGAATTGCAACTGAAGCTGAAGTTCAGTTCCAAGAAGAGCAACAAATAGCAATGGAGAAAGGACTCTGATATGCCATATAAGATGGGAAAAAAGACAACATACGGTAAGGGTACTAAGAAAAAAGAACCTACCAAAACAATGAAATCTCCTAAAAAGAAATAAATGAAATCTCACTGGTTCAAACAATGTAAGACGAAAGAAGACAAGGAGAGTGTACGTCAAACTCTCCTGTCAAACCGTGAAAGTCTTCTTCGTCTTGAAGTAATTCTTGAGTCTCTACTCAAAGAATCCCCATCGTCGGCTGACTATGACAGTCCGTCATGGGCGTACAAACAGGCTGATCGTATCGGCTACAACAGAGCACTAAACCAAGTGCTAGATATTATCAACTTAGACAATAAGGAATAAATTATGGTATTTACTGACAGTGCTGCAACCGCACAGACTGAGCAGGTAACAGAGCAGACGCAACAAGAAACCGCACCACAGGAATCTTTTTTGCAGAAACTCGTAGAGGCAAAGGGAGAGAATTGGAAAGACCCTGAAGTCCTTGCCAAAGGTAAACTCGAAGCAGATGGCTATATCAAAACTCTTGAAGAGCAACTAGCCACTATGCGAGAGGATATGCAGAAGCAAGATTATCAGGCCCAGATTCTTGAACAGTTGCAGAACAAGGCTGCTGAAACTACCACAGCACAACCTGCAACGCCCAACAATAATGGTAGCACAGAGACACAGGACACCACTGCAAGTCTTAGTGAGAACGATTTGGAAAGCCTTGTTGAAAAAACACTGGTCAAACGTGAACAGGATGCTGTCATTAAACAGAACCTGACACAAGTAGATCAAGAGTTAGAGAAGTCTTTTGGTACGGAAGCTGCTGCTAAAGTCCAAGAGAAAGCCGAAGCACTAGGTATGACAATAGATCGTCTACGTGATATTGCAGCCGAATCGCCCACAGCATTCTTTGCTCTTATCGGTGAACCACAGAAAACCTTTAGCCCTATGGTTCAAGGTTCTGTACGAACCGAAGGTGTCAACATGCAACAGTCGAATGAACGTGACTGGAACTACTACCAGAATCTTCGTCGGCAAAATTCAAAACAATACTATTCACCTAAAGTCCAACAGCAAATGATGCAGGACAAGCTACGGCTGGGTGATAGGTTCGGTAACTAAGGAGACTAGCAATGGCTGGTATGAACGACAGTGCAGTAAGCACTAACTTAGTCCGTAGTGAACTTTGGTCATCAGAACTAAAGGAACTACTACGTGACGAAATGATGGCACAGAACTACGTGCGTATGCTAGAAGGTTTCCCTGATGGGGATACTTTTAACATTCCACAAATCGGTGCGATCCAAACACGTGACTACACAGATGACACAGCTATCACATATGATGCATTGTCAACTGCGAACTTCACGTTTGCGATTGACAAGTATTTGTCATCTGCAACTTACATCACGAAAGCAGCATCACAAGACTCTTTCTACAGTGCACAACTTGAAGCACGTTTTGTTCCAGAACAAGGTCGTGCGATCATGGAGCACTTCGAGTCAACAACTTTTGCTGCACCTGAAGTAGGTGTTACAGCTAACTCAGCTGAAGCACAAGACGGTATTGCACACCGTATTTCAGGTGGTAACGGTGGTAAGCTAGAACTAGCTGACTTCGCATATGCACGTTACGCATTGAAGAAGTCCTCTGTACCTGATCGTGGTCTAGTTGCTATTGTTGACCCATCAGTTGAGTTCCAACTGAACACATTGACTAACATCGTTGGTGTTGCTAACAACCCAATGTTTGAAGGTATTGTTCGTGATGGTATCGCAACTGGTATGCGTTTCGTAGCTAACGTCTACGGCTTTGACGTATACACATCTAACTTCTTGAAGTCTGATGTCTCTGACTCAGCACTTGCAGAACGTGATGGTTCAACAACAAACAACTTCGGCACTGACAACGGTGTTGCTAACTTGTTCTTCTCAACTGAAGGTGATGCGAACCCATTCGTAGGTGCATGGCGTCAAGAACCAGAAGTTGACTACGAGTACAACAAAGACTACCAACGTCACGAGTATGTAACCACTGCTCGTTACGGTGTCAAGAAGTACCGTCCAGAAGGTATCGTTACAATCGTAACCGATCCTGCTGTATAATGATCTTAGGGTATCCCTTCAAAGGGGTACCCTTCACTTTTTTGTTGACAAAAGATATCTTTTAGTTTATAATATCTTTAACACTGTCAGGGGTTCCTAATGGCTAATGTAAATCACTCATCTCTAACTGATCCTTACCTACACGAACCTAAGGGTGTAGCCTCTGCATCTTCAGGGAAGGTATATGTGTCTAATGGATCGGGTTCAGGAACTTGGAAAAAAGCACATTCAAATGCAGATGTGTATTTAGACTTCGATGCTACCACACCAGCCTATGTTCATTCAGCCACAACTGGTTTTACAGTTATTAATCCTACCCTAAGTACCTCGACACTTAATGGTTTTACAGTTACGAACTCACCTAATGCTAGGTTGACGTACACAGGAACTGAAGACATTTCAGTTAATATCCATATTTCTATATCTACTTCACAGTCTACAGGTACAAATAAAGACGTAGAGTGGATAATCTACAAAAATGGTGTTGGTCTTTTAGGTGCTCACGTTATTAGAACAATTAGTTCAGGTACTTGGGGTTCCATTTCATTACTTGGAAATAGCACATTATCTACTAATGACTATTTAGAAATATACTCAAAGATTAACAGTGCTAGTAATGTCAGCTATGCGTCTATCTTTTGGACAGTAAAAGGGTTACCAGTCTAATGAAAACGACACTCTTAGAAATTGTTCAATCTATACTGTCTGACATGGATTCAGAGAATGTTAATACTATTTCTGATAGTGTAGAAGCTCAACAGGTAGCCTCTGTTGTCGAGGATACTTACTACAATATTATTGCTGCTAGGTATATTCCTGAACATGATGAACTTATCAAGTTAGGCGTTCTTAGTGATTCAACTAAACCTACTCACTTTACAATTCACAACAGCATTAAAGAAATTAAACGTATTGAATATAATATAGGAACAGTCGATGATCCTGATTATAGAATAGTTAAATTTGTAGAGCCTGAGTATTTCCTAGACAACATGGATGAATCAGGTTTACGTGTAGAGTCTGACTATTATCCAGACAACACTGACCTTTACGTAAGAACCGATACACCACCTTCTTACT